GACGCGAACGCCCGCCTGCGCCAGCGGCTGCGCGGCATATGCGACCACCGCATCGGCGAGATGATCGACGCGATGATAGGCGAGTTGGAGTGGGAGGCACGGACAAGCCATCCCACGCTCACCGACGCGGAGCGGGAGGCGATCCAATGGTTTTCCAGCCTGTCATACGGAGAGGGTGGGCGAGTGGCAACATACGGCGCCACGCTCCGCTGGCTACTGGAACGCACAAAAGTTGTCGAAAAGTGACAGCGGACAGCACGAAAGCAGGTGTGAACTGATGGGTGGCCGCGCATCACGCGAGAAAGGCAAGCGAGGCGAGCGGCAGGCTGCGGCCGAACTAGGCGCGGCCTTGGGCGTCGAGGCACGCCGCGGCGTGCAATTCCAGGGCGGGCCCGATTCGCCCGACGTGGTGCTCGAGGGCGTCGCGATACACGTCGAGGCCAAACGCGTCGAATCCCTGCAGCTCTACCCAGCCATCGAGCAGGCCACGAGCGACGCCCCGGCCGGCAAGGTGCCGATCGTCTGGCACCGCCGCAACAACAAGCCCAGCGTGGTGATCGTTGAAACGGCGCGGCTCGTTGACCTGGCTCGTGCCGTCGTGGCCGCGGCGGAGGGCCGTTAGTGGTCGCGAAGTCGAAAGAGGCAATCGAGAACCGCCGCAAGGCAACTCTGGAACGCGGCCGGGCCACGACGCGGCTCGGTGCCGACATTGGTGCCATCGGCCAGGTCGGCAACCAGGAGCGTCGCGACGCGTGCCGCCTCGACCTAGCGAAGTTCCTGGTGGAGTATTTCCCCAACTCCACCGGCCTGTCGCCGTTCTCTGACGACCACCTGCGAGTCATCGGCCGGATTCAAGACTGCATCCTGCGCGGCGGCCGATTTATCAACGCCGTGTACCGCGGTTTCGCAAAATCCACCATCAGCGAAAACTCGCTCATCTGGGCCATGCTCTACGGGCATCGGCGATTCGGGGCGATCTTCGCCGCCGAGGCGGACCTAGCGGCCAAGGCCATCACGTCGGTCAAGCTCGAGCTTGCGGAAAACGATCTGCTCGCCGAGGACTTCCCCGAGGTCTGCATCCCTGTGCGGGCCCTGGAAGGCAAGCCGCAACGCTGCCTGTCGCAGACCTGCGGCGGCGAGCACACCCATATCCGGTGGAACGCCGATTCGATCGTGCTGCCGTCCATCAAGGGCTCCGTGAGCGGCGGGAGCATCATCTTCTCGCGCGGCCTCACCGGCTCGATTCTTGGCTTGCGGCACAAGTCGCCGGACGGCACGCAGCTCCGCCCTGACTTCGTGATCGTGGACGATCCGCAGACGCGGGAAAGCGCGGCCTCCACGGTGCAGGTGCAGAAGCGGCTAGAGATTCTTTCCAAGAGCGTGATGAAACTGGCCGGCCATACCAAGAGCATCGCGTGCGTCATCAACGCCACGGTGATCCAGGTGGACGATATGGTCGATCAACTCCTCGACACGCGGAAGTTCCCTGCCTACCAGGGCGAACGCATCCCGATGGTGCGATCGTGGGCGAAGGGGCACGAGGATTTGTGGCTCGGCAAATACCGCGAGCTGCGAAACACGTTCGACAAAGACCTGGTGGGCGACCAGGCTAGGGCTCACAAGGCCGCCAACGACTACTACCTCGCGAACCGCGACGCGATGGACGACGGCTGCGTCGTGTCGTGGGCGAGCTGCTTCGACCCTGACGCCGAACACTCTGCGATCCAGCACGCCTACAACGCGTTGATCGACGACGGCGAGGACGTATTCGCCAGCGAGTTCCAGCAGAAGCCGATTGCCAACGAGGCGAAGGCAGCGGCCCTCGCCGGCGACGAGGTGCGGGCGAAGATCGTCAACGTGCCGCGGTGGATCGTGCCGGCCGGCCTCGACACGCTGACGGCGTTTGTGGACGTGCAGGAAAAACTTCTCTACTGGGCGGTGGTCGCCTGGGGTCAGCAGCTCCGCGGGCACCTAGTCGCCTACGGCACCTATCCGGAACAGTCTCGCAGCTACTACACCCTCCGCGACGCCCGCAAGACGCTCGTGAAGGCCGCCGGCGGCATCGGCCTCGAGGCGGCGATCCATGCCGGCCTGGAAAAAGTGGCTATCGAAATACTCGACCGCGAGATCGGCCGCGAGAACGACGACGCCGTGCTCCGCGTCGGGCAGATGTTCGTCGATGCCAACTGGGCACAAACCGCCGGCGTGGTGCGCGACTTTGCCAGGCGGTCCGCCTGGGGCCCGCGCGTGATCCCGACGCACGGCCGATTCGTCGGTGCCTCCGGATCGACGCTTTCGGACAAGCGGCCAGACCGCGGCGAGCGAGTCGGCGCCAACTGGCGGACGAGCACGATCCTCAAGCAGCGGCACGTCCTATTCGACACGAACGCGTGGAAATCGTTTTTCGCATCGCGGATGAAACTGCCGATGGGCGATCCCCAAGTGTTGACGATCCATGCCGGCAATCACGAAATGCTCTCCGAGCATCTCACGAGCGAGTACCCGACGCGGGTCGAGGCCCGCGGCCGCGTCGTGGACGAGTGGCGGCTGATTCCAGGCCGGGATAACCACTGGCTCGACTGCGTCGTCGGTGCCGCCGTGGCGGCATCCTACACGGGCATCTCGGCGGTCGGTGCGGACGCGAAGCCGCTGGCGACGACCAGGCGGACGATCTCGCGGGAGCAGATGGCCGCGAAACGGGCCGAGCTGCTCGCGAAACTGCGACGCTAGCACGCTGCCGGATTGAGGTTGACGCCCGTACCAGGCATGGGAGTCTGCGGTCGCTCGACCCCCTGCCGAGGTATTTCGATGCGTTTCATTCTGGCTTGCTTGCTCCTGTGCCTGGCTGCCGTCCAGGCCGAGGCCGCCCGTCCCGTCGTCGTCGTGCAGACCGCCCAGGACGCGGCCGTCGTCATGGCCCGCCGCGGCGTGCTCGTGCACTCCGGATGCGGCTCCTACGAGGGCATCGGATTCTCGACGACGAGTGCCGACGATGCGATTCGTCGCTGCTGCTTCTGGGGCCAGCGTCGCCCCCGCGAGATCGCGACGGCTCGAGGGCCGCGCGGCTGGTACGCGGTCGTTCGCTACTGGTGAGCGTGCGCCACCGCAGAACGTGCGGTGGACAATGGTACACTAGCGGGTAGGGTGCAGCGGTCCCTGCCCCTGCCCGCTAGAGGTGCCGACTTGGCCGACAACGCCGACGTTCTCGATGCGATTGCCGCGAACCTCGCGCAGCCGCGTCGTGCCAGGACCGACGCCGGCGAGATCGAGCAGCACGAGCTGCACCGCCAGGTCGAGGCGGCCAAGTTCGTGATGGAGCAGCGGGCGAACGCGAGCGCGACGAAGTCACCGTGGCTTTCGATGCGGTTTTCGCGGCAGGAATCACCAGGGGCGATCGGCTAATGGCTCGAGCGGCCAGAAAGACCGAAACGAAGGCACAACTGCAGGCGAAGGTCGCCAAGCAGTCGGCCGCGCTCCAGACGCTCGTGCGGGCCCGCTACGACGCCGCCCAGACGACCAATCTCAATCAGCGGCATTGGTCGATGGCGGATTACTACTCCGCCGACGCTGCCCTGTCGCCGGAAGTGCGTCGCAAGCTGCGGGCCCGAGCCCGCTACGAGATCGCCAACAACTCCTACGCGGCCGGCATGGCCTCGACCTGGGCCAACGACTTGATCGGCACTGGCCCGCGGCTCCAGCTCGACCTGGGCCCCGACGTTGACGCCAACCGGGTCCGCCGCGTCGAAATGGCCGTGTTCGATTGGATGGTCGATATCGACCTGGCTCGCAAGCTGCGGATTTCGAAGATCGCCAAGTTTGGCGACGGCGAGGCCTTCGGCGTGCTGACGAACAACCGCCGGCTGCGGGGCGTGCAGCTCGACGTGAAGCTCGTCGAGGCCGAGCAAATCTGCGACCCAAGCGGCTTTCCGAATCCTGGCGAAGTGGACGGCGTCCGGTTTGACGCCGACGGCAACGTCATCGACTACTGGATCACAAGGCATCACCCCGGCAGCCTACTCCCCGGTTGGTCGGTGGATGGCCGCTGGGAGAGTGCGGACAACGTCCTGCACTGGTATCACGCGACGCGGCCCGGCCAGCACCGCGGCGTCGGCGAGATCGTGCCGGCCCTCGAGCTGTTCGCGATGCTCCGCCGCTACACGCTGGCGGTGGTGACGGCCGCCGAAACGGCGGCGGACTTCGCCGCGATCCTCAAGACGACGATGCCGGCCGACGGTGCCGGTGCCGCCGGCATCGACGCGTGGGAAACCATGCCAATCGTCCGCGGCATGATGATGTCCGCACCGGAAGGGTGGGAGCCGTACCAGCTCAAGCCCGAGCAACCGACGGGCACCTACGACTCGTTCGTGCGTCGCATCCTCAACGAGATTGCCCGTTCGGTGAATATGCCGTACATCGTGGCGGCCATGGATTCGTCGAGTGCGAATTACTCGTCGATGCGTGGCGACTATCTCGTGTACCGCAAGCACCAGGCCACCGAGCGTGGCGACGTGGAGCGGGTGATTCTCGACCCGCTGCTCAACAAATGGCTCGACGAAGCCGCGCTGGTGCCGGGCATGATCCCCGACGGCCTGCCGCCGGTGGCGGAGTGGAATTGGACGTGGACGTGGGACGGGCACGAGCACGTCGATCCGACGAAGGAAAGCGAAGCCGAGGCCATGCAGCTTGAGAGCAACACGTCCACGCTCGCCGAGATTTGTGCCAAGCGCGGCAAGAACTGGCAGCAGGTTTTGCGGCAGCGGGCGGCGGAAAAGCAACTGGCCCGCGAGCTGGGACTGACGGCGGAGCCGGCTCCGGTGGCGGCCGAGGACGACGACCAGGACCTCGAGGCCGCCGACGGCTACCGGCCGCCGCAGGCCGCGCGGGCTGCGGCTCGCCGCGGCCTCGACCTGCGGGACGAATACGGCCGCGGCGGCACCGCCGTCGGCATCGCACGGGCCCGCGATATCGCCAATGGCCGTTCCCTGTCGCTCGACACGATCGGGCGCATGGTGTCGTTCTTCGCCAGGCACGCGGCCTACAAGAAAAACCATACGGTCGATCCGCCGTCCAACTCCTACATCTCGTGGCTCCTGTGGGGCGGCGACGCCGGCCGTGAGTGGGCGGAGCGGACGTGGAAACGCGAGCAAGAGGCTGCGGAGGCAACATGAGCAACGCGATGAACTTTTCCGCCGACTTCCGCCTCAAGGCCGCCGAGGGCGACGCGCCGGCGAATCCGACTTTTGAGATCACGGCCTACACGGGCCGGGCGATCCGGCAGTCGTGGTCGCGCAACCCGCTCGTCGTGGACCTGGCCGGCATGGACACGTCCCGCCAGGCCATCCCGATCCTGTGGGGCCACGAGGCCAGCCTGGATTCGCTGCTCGGTCAGTCCACGATCGTCGCCAATGACGGCGAGCAGATCACCCTGGCCGGCGAGTTGATCGGCGAGGGCCCGCTGGCCGATCGCGTCATCAGCCTGGCCCGCAAGGGCCTGCGGCTGCAGGCGTCGATCGGGGCCGATACAGGCCGCATCGAGAACGTGGCTCCCGGCGAGTCGGTGATGGTCAACGGCCGTGAGTTCACCGGACCCGTTTCAATCGTGCGGGCGAGTTCGCTCCGCGAGGTTTCGATCGTGCTTTTTGGAGCGGACGCCAATACGTCCGCGGCTATCGCTGCCGAAGCGAGCGAGGATGAATCCATGGCGGAATCCGCCAACGAGATGCCCGTCGAGGCCGCTGTGCCGCAGACGGAAGCCCCGGCGATCGTCGCCGTGGAGTCGCAGCCCGCTCCGGTCGTCGAGGACACGGCAAAGATCAAGGCGGAGCTGCTCCGCGAGATCAAGGCCGAGCTGCTCGCCGACGTGCGTGCCAGCCGTCCGGCCGCCCCGGCGGTGCACGTCGTCGAGAAGGTCGATGGCCCCGCGGTCATCGAGGCGAGCCTGTGCCTCGCCGGTGGCCTTCCCGACGTGGAAAGGCGGTTCGACGCCCGCGTCCTCGAGGCCGCGAGCAAGAACCGTGCGGTGTCGCTCGGTGAAACGCTTCTGCAGGCCGCTCGTGCCAACGGCTACGACGGCGGCAGCAACCGGATCACCAACGGCAACCTGCGGACGATCATGGCGACCGCTTTCGCGACGCACACGATCAGCAACGTCCTTGCCGCGACCTACGGCAAGTTCCTGCTGGCCGGTTTCAACGCCGTCGAGTCGGTGTGGGACCGGATCGCGAGCGTCCGCTCGGTGTCGGACTTCAAGACCGTGACGGGCATCCGCCTCAACGGTGGCTTCGAGTTCGAGGAGGTCGCGAACGGCGGCGAGCTGAAGAGCGCCGACGCGAGCGACGAGTCTCGGACCATCAAGGCCAAGACCTACGGCCGGCTCACGAGCGTCACCCGCCAGGACATCATCAACGATGACCTGGGTGCCCTCTCGGCCGTGCCGTCCAGGCTGGGGAGAGGGGCCGCGATCAAGCTGAATAAGGTCTTTTGGTCGGAGTTCGAATCGTCCAATAGCACCTTCTACGCGAAGGAAACTGCCGCCGCCGGCAACGCCCTGCAGCTTTCGTCGCTCAAGACGGCTGCGGCCAGCTACCGGAAGCTGCAGGACCCCGACGGCAACCCGCTCGGAATCGCACCGGCGCTGCTGCTGGTGCCGCCCGAGCTCGAGATCGCGGCGGCCGAGCTGATGGCCGGCAGCCTGCTCATCACCGGCGAGAACGCCACCCGCACGAACGCCAACGTTCTCGCGGGTCGCTACCAGGTCGTCAGCTCGTCCTACCTGACGAGCGCCTCGACCTGGTGGCTGTGTGCCAATCCCGGCGACCTGCCGGCGATGGAGGTGGCTTTCCTCAACGGTCAGCGGCAGCCGACCGTGGAGCAGGCCGAGGCCGATTTCGCGACGCTCGGCATCCAGATGCGGGGCTACTTCGACTTCGGTGTCGCCAAGGCCGAGGCGAAGGGTGCCTACCGGATGGCGACCGCCTGACCTGCTGTGAGCATCGTTCCCGGCGGGCCGGACGCATGAGCCGGCCCGCCGGGGTTCTCAATTTTCCAGTTTCCAGAATCAAGAAAGAAGGTTTCCAACATGGCAACGCGTGCCGATGGTTGTGCGATCGACTACACCCCGTCCACTGGCGTCGCCGCCGGTGATGCGGTCGTCGTCGGTTCGATGGTGGGTGTGGCTTCGCGGCCGATCGCCGCGAACGAGCTGGGTGCCCTGAACGTCGAGGGCGTGTTCTCCATCGTCAAGCCGACCGGTGCCGGTACGGCCATCGCGCAGGGCGCGAAGGTCTACCTGTACCAGAGTCAGGCCGTGACGGGTGCCACCGGCACCGTGATGGGGTTCGCGGCCAAGGCTGCGGCCACGACCGACAACACGGTCGATGTGCTGCTCGTGCCGGGCGCCTGACGCCGACGTTGGCCGCGCGGCTGGGTAGCCCAAGCCCGCCGCGCGGCCACAGGGCGGACAGGTATTCGGGCAGGAGCGTTCGATGCAGGACATGATTGCCAAGGGTGCGGCCTGGTTCGACCAGCAGCGGAAGCAGCATCTTTCCGTGATGGTGGACTACAAGCCGGCCGGGGCCATGTTCTCAAAGTCCGTTCATGCCACGATCGGCATGACGCGATGGGATTCGCTGGACGCGGCCGGGCAGATGGTCCGGTTCGAAACCCGCGACTACTTCGTGTCGGCCGACGAGATGCGAGACAACCCCAAGCGGGGCGACAAGATTCGCGAGATTGACGAGAGCGGCACGCGGCGGACATACGAGGTGATGGTGCCAGGCGGTGCCAATAACCCGTGGTCGTGGGCGGACCGCGGGCAGCGGATTCGCCGCATCCATACGCAACTGGTGGAGAGTGACTGATGCCGTTTTTCTCGATCAGTAGCCCGTCATCCGGCAACGCCACGCAACTGCAAGGGCGGCCGATCGCTGCGACCGCCCCGGCCGCCGGCACGGTCCTCACCTATTCGGGCTCCGCCTGGGTGGCATCCACTGGCGTCACGGGCCCGACCGGCCCTCACGGCACCGATGGCCCGCAGATTTACAACGGCTCCGGAGCCCCGTCGAACGCCCTCGGCGTGAGCGGCGACTTCTACCTCGATACCGGCAACTCCTATCTGTACGGGCCAAAGGCCTCGGGGAGCTGGGGGGCAGGTATTTCGATTCAAGGTGGTCCGACGGGCCCGACAGGGCCGACCGGCCCGACCGGCAGCACGGGTCCGCAGTCCACCGTCACCGGACCGACCGGGCCGACGGGGCCAACCGGCATGACGGGGCCGCAGTCCACGGTCACGGGACCGACGGGCATCACAGGCCCGACCGGCAGCACGGGCCCGCAATCCACCGTCACGGGACCGACAGGGCCGCAATCGACCGTCACGGGCCCGACGGGCACGGCGGGGCCGACCGGCCCGTCCGGCGGCCCGACGGGCTCCACAGGGCCTACTGGGCCTGGTGCTCGCACCAACGTGAACGTGCAGACGCTCGCCGGTGCCAAGACGCTCACGAGCACGAGCGAGCGGTACCAGTTCCTCAATCCGGACGGGGCGAATCGCGACGTGACGCTGCCGACGGGCGTCGCCGCCGGCTTCGATTTCGTGATCTCCGAAACCGAGGGCGCCTACTACGAGCTCAACGTCAAGACGACGACGGCCACGGGCGTCGTGACGCTCGGTTCCTACCAGCCTTCACGCCGCGCCCAGGTGTTGTTCGACGGCACCAACTGGCAAGCGCTCAACTTCTACGGGTAAGAAACAATGCCTTTCTTTTCCATCAGCACGCCGTCGTCCGGTAACGCCACGCAGCTCCAGGGCCGCACGGTGGCGGCGACTGCCCCGGCCACCGGGGCGGGCCTGTTCTGGAACGGCACCGCCTGGGCTCCCGGCAACGGGACGACCGGCCCAACGGGGTCGCCAGGCGTCGATGGGGCAAAGTTTTACTCGGGCTCGAGCGGCCCGACCGGATCGTTTGGTAGCAGCGGCGACTTCTGGCTCGACGTGAACGCGGGCGTGCTCTACGGACCCAAGGCGTCCGGCTCGTGGGGAGCCGGCATCCAGCTCCAGAGCGGACCGCAGGGGCCGACGGGGCCACAGAGCACGGTGGCGGGGCCGACGGGACCGACGGGCGTATCCAACGTCACCGGTCCGAGCGGTCCCGTAGGCAGCACTGGGGCCACTGGCCCGACAGGTGCCACGGGTGTCCGCGGGGCGACGCTGCTCGCCGGCCAGGGGGCACCGCTCTCGAACTATGGCGAGAACGGCGATTGGTACATCGACACGCTCGCGGCGGACTTCTACGGTCCCAAGAGCGGCGGGACCTGGGGCTCGGCGACGATTGACCTGCTGGCGATCACGGGGCCAACCGGGGCGGCTTCGATGGTGACGGGGCCGACGGGAAGCACGGGCCCTGCAAGCACAGTCACGGGCCCGACCGGCCCCGCAGGGGCGACAGGAGCAACTGGATCGTCGGCAACCGCCACGACCAACGCCAGCGACCTAACCAGCGGCACGCTCGCCGCTGCCCGCATCGGCGCCCATGCGTCCAGCCACCAGACCGGCGGCAGCGATGCCGTTTCCCCGGTTGTCGTTTCGCCGGCCGCGCTTTCGGCCTCGCAAAATAACTACGCGCCGGGGGTGTGCGATCTGTTGCGGCTATCGTCCAGCACTGCGGTCGATATCACGGGGCTGGCGGCGGGCACGGTAGACGGCGCGCTGCGGCTACTGGTCAACGTCAACGCTAGCGGCGGCGCGGCTATCACGCTCAAGCACGAATCCGCGTCCAGCACGGCCGCAAATCGTTTCCGCAACGCCACGGGCGGCGATTACGTTCTAGCCGCCGATGGCGGTTCCGCGGTGCTGACCTACTCCACCGCGATTAGCCGTTGGAGGATTCTGTGAGCCGGTGGCAAACCGCGATCACTAGGGCGAAACAATTCGACCCGCGTTCCGTTCCCGGCCTCGCGCTGTGGCTGGATGGTGCGGATACCTCCACGCTCTACACCACCGACGCTGGGCCGGTCACCGCGGTGACGTCGCCAACGGATATCAGCGGGTGCGTGGGGTGGTGGGATGCGAGCGATGCGGCCAGCATCACGCAATCCGGCGGGCTTGTCAGCCAGTGGAACGACAAGAGTGGGCAAGGGAACCATGCAACGGCAAGCGGGACGGCGCGGCCGACAACTGGAACGCGAACGATAGGCACTCGCAACGCAATTGATTTCGACGGTTCGCTTACATCTATGGGCGCAAGCGGCGTGGCGTCCGTGATGAGCGGTTCCGACAAGGCGGCTAGTGTGTTTGTTGTCGTTGACCCAGACGCACTTGCTGCAAACTCGATAATTTCCGCGTTCAGCAACTCCGCGACTCCGGTTTCGTTGTTGCAGATACGGACAGACGGGGCTGGGTGGGTGATTTCGAAGCGCGACGATGCTGTTGCATCGAAAACTACAACGCGCTCGGCATCTTCTGGGATGAATCCCCAAATAGTTTCCGCGATAGTTGCAGGCACGACGGCATCTTTGTACCAGGAAGGCGCGGCTGCCATGCTGGGGGGAGATATTGACGTTGGGCAAACAACGATCAATGCGTTTTTTATTGGCGGCGGCGGCGCAGATGGTTCAGTTGGTCGATTTGACGGCGCTTTTGCAGAGGTCATTGTCTTTAACTCTGCGCTCTCTACCGCAGACCGCGCCCGCGTCGAATCCTACCTAGCGACGAAGTGGGGGATCAGCGGAGTCCACAAGTCCGCAGCCGACGAGACTGCCGCCGTTGCTGCCCCAACCGAATTGGCTGGGTGTTCGTTGTGGCTGGATGCCAGCGATGCCAGCAGCATCACCGCAAGCGGCGGTCTGGTGAGTCAGTGGAATGACAAGAGCGGCAACAACCGCCATGCCACATCCAGCGGAAGCCTGCGGCCGACGCATGGCGGATCGCAGAATGGCAGGACGGTGATGCAGTTCACTGGCACGCAGGGGCTGACGATCAACGGCAACTTCCTGCAACTTGAAAATGTGACGATGTTCGCAGTGGCAGCGAAGAACGCTGACCACTTTGGCGGCATCATTACATCTGCGCCTACTAATCCAGAGGACTCACCGCTCTTGACGTTCTGGGGTGCATTCATAGCGTTTGTGTGCCGCAGACAGGTAGTGCAGTCCGCTGCGGCGAACGGCGTGTATCGTCTGCTGTGCGGCCAGTCCATCGGCACAACCCAGCGGGCGCATTTTGAGGGCGTGCAGGGGACTGACGGCGTGGCGTCGGCGGCGCTAAATACTACGAACACCGTCACTAAGATCGGCCCGGTTCGCACATCAGGCTCGTCTGGCCTGAACGGCAACATCGCGGAGATTGTCTGCTATTCTGGGAACCTCTCCACCACCGACCGCGCCCGCGTCGAAAAGTACCTCGCCCAGAAATGGGGCATAGCGAACGTCCCTGATCCGACTCCTCCGGTGGGCCAATGGCGCGACAAGTCTGGGAACGACCGACACGCTACGCAGGCGACGGGGGGGAGTAGGCCGACCGTTTCGGGAACCACCCTCAACGGGCGGCGGCAGTTGTCTTTCGTTTCACAACACCTGCGCGGGCCGGAATCGTCTTGGAATGGATCGGCAACTATTTATTGGGCCGGCAGGACGGGCCAATCGGCAAACGGCGCGTTTGTGTTCCATGACGGAGAAGCCGATCAGCCTTCAGCATTTCACGCAGGATGGCTTAACGCTCAAGGCGTCGGCGCGTACGGCAACGGCTGGAATAGCGGCAACGCACCCCGCGCGGAATCGCCCAATAACTGGCGGCTATCCAACATCGTTGCTGGGGTGACGCTTTCCAGCAGCGAGGCAATCGCGCGGGTAAACGGCGCAACCGTGAACACCACCGCGGCACTGACCGGCACCCTATCGCAGTCAACCAGTGCGCAGCCATTCATCGGCCGCGATGCCGGAAACATTTGGAACAACCTAAACGGCACGATTGCGGAACTGTTGATTTTTCAGCCCGCGCTCACCGCGGCGCAACGGCTCGCAGTCGAGCGTTATCTTGGATCGAAATGGTCAATCACTCTAGCCCCGCAAGTCTCCAACGCAGACGCGCAAAGTTGGATCAACAGCGTCTACGCCAACGGCGGCACGGTATCGGCCAGCACGGCATCCGCTGTTAATACCTTGTGCAACTCCATCGACGCCGCAGGCATCCGCGACCGCTTCTATCGCCTGGGCATTTTCGCGGGGTCGAATCTCGCCGCCTCGCTGGTGCCGCTGTACCGGGGGCCGTCGCTGGGCGGGACGCAATTCGGCAACGTGACCGATACGAATAGCAACTTCGTAAGCGGCGATTTTGCGGAAACTGGCGCAACCGGTGGCCTAACTGGAAACGGCACAAACAAACATCTAGCGACGGGAGTGTTGCCGGATGATGTGTTTAGCCAATCCTTAGGGCATTTATCGTACTACGGAGCAGAATGGAACCCATCCACAACTGCAAACCCTGGTTCTATTGTCATCGGAGCACTAAACGCAGCGGCAACTAACAGGCTTTACCTCTTGGGGCGTGGCAACTCCGGCGCATGCGGCGGATCGACGGCCCAGCGTACCGGGCAACTTGGCGGAATTGGCCTGACTAATTGCGAGTCAACAAACACGGTCACGGCGGGGCACTATCTAGTCAGCAGAACATCCGGCACTGCCATGTCTTTGTATAAAAATGCGCAATCGCTGAACTCGTCTATAGCGGCAAACACATACACTAGTTTTGCGGAGCCGATACGGGTTTTCGCGGCCGGATTAAGCGGCGGAACGCTGGGGGTGAGCGCCATCCGTCTTATGTCATACAGCATTGGGCACGGAATGACATCGGCGCAAGCGACGGCCTATTACGATGCTATGCAAGCATTCCAGACCGCACTAGGCCGCAACGTATGACGCTTGCAGACCTCACGCTCCCGATCAGTGACGCGGACGCGAAGGCGCTGGCGCTAGTGTTCTCGCCCGCGCTCGCCGCGCGGCTCGCGGAACTGCACGCGGAGCATGGCAATACGAATTGCGTGCCGATGCCGCGGACGCTGAACGATGGGCGGTTGATGCTTTGCGGCGACGTTTTAACGGAAGTGGGCGAAGGCGGATTGCTGCACGGAATGTGGGCCGCGGCCGATCGGTCGGTTTTACTGCCCGCGGTCGAGGTGATCCCGTGGGCGGATGCGCTGGCGTTGCTGCCGGCGGAAAGCGTGGAGGAATAGGCGGCAAACCCATCTTGTCACCTATTCCGGATGGTGTACGAATGTTTCCATGATCGACCACCTGCACGCCGTCGCCGCCCATGCCTACTACTGCGGCGAGCTGACGGCCGGCCGGCGGGCGTGCGAATCCCTTTTGCGGCGTGAACTGCCGCCAGGCATGGAGCCCGTCGTGCGACGCAACCGGACCTGGTACACGCACCGCCTCGACGAGCTGGCGAGCGCGCGGTTCGTGCGGCTCGACCTGGAGCCGGCCTACCCTGGCTGGTCGCTGTTCAACCCCTCCATCGTCGCCACCGCCGCCGGCTGGATGGTCAACGTTCGCAGTTCCAACTACCGGATCGTAAACGGGTGCTACGAGATGCCGGCGGAGGACCGCGGCGTCATCCGCACGGAAAACGTGCTCGTGGACCTAGCCGACGACCTGGAGCCCGTCAACGCCAAGCAGGTGCATCACGACTACCCGCGAACCGACTTCCCGGTGGACGGCCTCGAGGACGTGCGGCTCAACATGGTGGACGGCACGATGCTGGCCTCGGCCACCGTGCGGAACATCGAGCCCTTCGACGGGGCCTGCCGGATCGCCACCGGGTATTTCGATAGCATCCGCTGCCTGCCGACGACGACCGGGCGGCACGAAAAGAACTGGATGCCGATTCTCGGCCGCGCCGAGTGGTTGTATTCGTGCCACAACGACGGCCGCGTCGCCACCGTCCGCGAGCAGGATGAGGCCTGGCTGGTAACGAATCACGCCCCGGCTCCGTGGCTGGCGGCCGGCTTTCGCGGCGGCTCGCAGCTGGTGCCGCTCGGCGGCGGCATCTGGCTGGCCTTGGTGCACGAGGTCGCGGAGGACGAAGGCCGCCGCATCTACGAGCACCGTTTTGTGTCCTTCGACGAGGCGGCCGGCTGGGCGATTGTCGGCGTGTCGCTGCCGTTCGCTTTCCTCGAGCAGCGGGCGATCGAGTTCGCCGCCGGCCTGGCGATCAAGGGCGGCCGGCTCGTGGCGTCGTTCGGCGTGCGTGACGCGGAAGCGTGGCTCGTGGAAATGACGGTCGCCGAAGTCACGAACCTCCTGGTGCGGCCATGAGCACGATCCAGCTTTCGATCTACGACCGCGTCAAGTCGCTGCTGGAATCCAACTGGCGGGAAAACGATTGGTTTTTCTGCGACTCGGCCGTCATCGGCCACTACGCGATGAAGGCCGCGATTTGCGAGCGGTACAAGCCGCGCCGCGTGATCGAGATTGGGACCCGCTGCGGCTACTCGCTGATGGTGTTTTCGGCCGTCGCCCCGCGGGCCTCGTTCCTCTGTATCGACGGCTGCATGGACGACGATTCGCTCGACTGCCTGGCTCACGCCAAGAACTTGATTGACCGGCACCAGATCGAGGCCGACCTGGTGGTGGTCGATTCGCACGCGATCAAGAGCCTGCCGCGGGCGTGCTTTGCTCACGTCGATGGAGACCACAGTTTCGCCGGGGCCCTGGCCGACCTGCGGCTCGTCGCTCACTGCCGAGCGATCCTGGCGGACGACTGCTGCAATCCGCAGGTGGCGAGGGCGGTGGAAGTGTTCGCCCGCGAGGCCAACCGCCAGGTCGAATACATCGACGACGGCCTGCGACGCGTGGCGGTGCTGACATGAAAATCGGCATTTACGCCCTGGCGAAAAACGAGGCCGCCAACGTGCCGGCCTGGGAGTCCTCCTGCCGCGAGGCCGACGTGCGGGTGGTGACTGACACGGGCTCGACCGACGCCACGGTCGAGCTGCTCGAGGCCGCCGGCGTGACGGTCGCCCGCGGGGCCCCGATACCGTGGCGATGGGACGACGCCCACAACCTTTCGCTCTACCATCTGCCGGCCGACGTGGACGTGTGCATCCGCCTCGACCTGGACGAAGTGCTCGATCCCGGCTGGCGGGAGGCCCTCGAGGCCGCGTGGACGCCGCAGACGACCAAGCTCCGCTACTTGTACCAGTGGAGCACCGACGTGCGATTTCTGTCGGACCGCATCCATACCCGCGGCGGCTATCGGTGGGTGGGGGCGACGCACGAGGGGCTCGCCCGTTGGTCTGGCGAGGAAGTGCAGACGACGACCGAGGCCCTGACGATTCGCCACCATCGGCAGCCCGGCAAGCAGCACAAGAGCGACCTGACGCTGCTGCGGCAGGCCGTGCGGGAAAACCCGCTGGACGTGCGGATGCACTGGTACCTCGCCCGCGAGCTGGACTACGCCCGCGATGCCGAGGCCGTAGAAGCGTTTGAGCGGTACCTGCGGATGCCAGGCGGGGCCGCGACCGAGCGTGCCTACGCGTACCGGGCCCTGGCTCGGCTGCAGCCGGAACGGGTCAAGCCGCGATTGCTCGAGGCGATCCAGGCGGCTCCGCAGGAGCCCGAGGCCTTCCTGGCGTTCGCCGAGATGGCGGAGCAGATGGGCGATTGGGTGTCGGCGCTTTACTACGCGAGGCACGCGGCGTTCTGCCCGCCGGCCAATCAGTCGCACGCGAGCGATCCGCGGGCCTACGGTCCGCGGGCTCCGGAGCTGGCCTGCCTCGCCGCCTCGAGGCTCGGCCTCGACGGCGAGGCCCTCAAGCACGCCCGCGAAGCGTTCCGGCGTGATTCGGCCAATCCGATATTCGCCGGCAACCTTGCTCTACTAGAGAAGAAGGCCACGGAGAGCGGCCCCAAGGTCGCCTAACAATGCCCGACGCTGTCGCTATCGAAATATCCGACGCCCTGGCCGCCGGCCTGGCGGCCTACGAGTTCTCGCCCCCCTACGCGTCGATCCCGGCCAAGCGGGTGTATGTGCCCGATTACGAAGGGCCCGAGCTGCGGACGCTCAAAGTGAGCGTGGTGCCGGCGACGGTGGAAACGGAGCGATCATCCCGCGGCCAAGACCTATTCACTCATGAGGTGATGGTCGTCGTCGCCCGGATGGTGGACGGCAGCAACCAGGAGATCGACGAGCTGGCGAATCTCTGCCAGGAGATCGTCGATGCCATCCGGAGCGACCTGCTCGTGATGCCGTCGATGCCTGCCAACGCCCACTATTTCGGGGCGGCCATGCAGACGACGTTCGACCGGGATTCGCTCACCGATCGGCGGGTGTTTCTGTCGCAGATCGCCGTGACGTACCGGGTGCCGCGGGACCATCTGACGCCGACGGGGCCGTAGCATGGCGATCTTTCCGACGGGCGGCGGAATGTTCCCGATGGGCGGCGGCTGGAGGATTCCAGGCGTCGCCATGCGGGCGAGCGTGTCCAATTTCTTTGATCGGGCGGCCGTGAAAAACGCCCTGTCTGGCATGGAGTACCGGGCCCTGACGAAAGGCTCCATGCGGATCAAGGACCATGCCCGCAAGTCCATCAAGAAGATGGGCCTGGCGAAGCCCAAGCTCAAGGTGATGAAGGCGAATCCCGGCCTCAATCTCCGCGAGCTGTATCGCCTGCCAGGCCTGCGGCCGCATACGAAGAAGGCGATCCTCGATCGAGTGCGAGAGATCAAGGTGCGGCCGCCGTCTGCTCCAGGCGATCCACCGCATACGCACGTTCCGTCGTCGCATATGCTCGGCTTCCGGCGAAACCTCTGGAACTTCTACGACCCCATGAACCACTCGGCCGTGGTCGGGCCGTCGAGGAAGGGCAAGCAACTGCCGTACCTGCACGAGTTCGGTGGATCGCAAACGCTCACGACCTGGGGCTACATACCGAAATACACGGGGAACTACGTTCCCATCGTCACCAGACTTAGCCAGGGGCAACACCCCAAGAATCGCAGCCGGTGGCTCCAGGTCGGCGGCCCGCGCACGTTCGTCTATCCGGAGCGGCCGTATATGCACCCGGCCATGATGAAGGCCGTCACGAGCGGTGAACTGCAGCGGATTTTCCGCGGAGCGTTCCGTGCTTCGCAGGCCGGCCGCGGCGTGTCGATCTCCGGAGGAAGGCCGTAATTGGGTATACTGACGTACAGGTAGGCGATTCCCGCCGGACCATCTGGAGCACCCGCACAAATGCCTTACACGTCGCACAGCTACTTCCTCGGCAAAGACTGCTCGTTCACGTTTTCCGCCGGCATCGACAACAAGGACGTGAAGAACGTCAGCGTCAACCGGGAAACGGCGGCGGAGGCCGATGTCACGACGCGTGGGTCGGGCGACGAAAAGGAGTTCGCCTTCGTTCGGTCGAACACCACCATCGAAGTGACCTGCCTCGATCACAGTGCCGTGGTCGGTGCCACGGGCACGATCACCATGACGATCGGCGCCGGCGGGCCGACGGCGCCGTCCGGCGTGTACCAAGTGATGACCATTTCCGAGACGCAGGACCTCGACAACGCCAACGAATACACGATCAGCCTGCGGAAAAACCCGTCCTGACGTGAGGTGATGCGTTGCCGAGCGTCACTGACAAGTACCGTCTAGGGAAGAACTGCGTCCTTACCCTAGACGGGCAAATCCTGTCCGGCGTTCGGGACGTGTCAGTGCAAAGGCGGACGACGGAGATCGACGCCACGGGGTACGGGCACGCCGCGCAGTCGAGCGTGGTCGTGCACCGCACCTACGAGCTGGTGGTGTCCGTGTTCAAGCCGGCCGACGCCGCGAAATTGCGGGCGGCCGAGGTTGACGGCCAGGTGGTAACTGTCACAACCACCAATGGATTGCGGGAGGTGAGTGCGGACTTCGTTGTCTGCGACTCCTCATCCGATGAAACGCTCGACGACGCGGTGCTGGCGACGTTCACGCTCAAGCAGTGGATGCACGGCAAGTAACCATGCGAACTTTTACCGATACCGAAGGCCGAATGTGGAACATCAAGGGCACGCTGGGGGCCTTTGAACGTGTCAAGACGAGCTGCGGCGTCGATATGCTCGACCTGCCGACGACGCAGTCGTGCCTCAAGCAGATCGCCGACGTGTTCACACTCGGCCGCGTGCTCTACGTCATGTGCGAGGAGCAGGCTAACCACCGCAGCGTGACGCCCGAGCAATTTGCCGACGGGTTCAATGCCGACGTGCTCCACGCGGCGAGCGAGGCACTGATCGAGGAAGTGATTTTTTTTTGCCGGAAAGACCTGCGCCCGGCGCTGCAGATGGCCTTCGACAAGGCTCGGGCGGCGGACCGGAAGATGGCCGAGACACTGCAGGCGAGAATCGGGAGCATCGGGACCGAGATGGACGCGGCGATGGATCGGTACCTGACCTCTACCGACTCTGCTACGAGCTTGCCGGAATCGTCGGCGTCCATCCCGGCGAATGGACGCTCCGCGGCCTCGTCTGGGCCAGCGAAGGGAAGCAAAAGGAAAAGTGGAACCACACCAGTAGCCTCGTAGCCCAGCAGTATTCGATCCACCGCGATCCCAAGAAACGCCGCGAGCCGTACAAGCCGCACGAGTTCAATCCGTTCTACGAACCGCCGAAACCGAAGCTGATTACGCCCGAAGTTTTCGATCAGATTTTTGGGGATTGAGTTATGTCAAGCGTCGGCGGCGTGCGTGCGGGCGGGGCGTTCGTCGAGATTTTCGCGAAAGACGGCGCGTTTCAGCAGGCGATGGGCCGGGTGCAGGCAAGGCTACGGGCCGTCGGGGCCTCGATGCAGCAGCTCGGCACCAAGCTGATGCTCGGCGGCACGGCGGTCGGCCTGCCGCTCGTCTTGGCCGCCAGGCAGGCGGCGAGCTTTGAGGACGCCCTGCTCGGGATGCGGGCGGCCGCCGGCTTGTCTGCCAAGGACGTAAAGCGGCTCGAGGAAGAAGCCCTGCGGCTTTCGCGGTCGATGGGCGTCGCGCCGGCCGCAGTTGCGAACGCGATGCTCGAGTTGGCAAAGGCCGGAATGTCCATCGAGGACGTGCTCGCCGGCGCTGCGGAGTCGGCGGTGCAGTTCGCCCGCGTGTCTGGCGTCGAGATGGCGGACGCCGCCGTGTTTATGAAAGTGGCGATGAACTCGTTCGGCGTGTCTGCCGTCGAGGCGGTCGATACGCTGTCGGCCGCCGCTGACGCGTCCGAAACGTCGATTGCCGCGATGGTCGAAAGCTTCGCCCTCGTCGGATCGGCTGGTGCCCTGTTCAATCAGTCGCTATTCGACATCTCGCAAGGCCTGGCGATCCTAGCCCGCTACGGCATCCGTGGCGAGGAAGCCGGCACGGGCATCAAGACCATGCTCGTGCGGCTCACGAGCCCGTCGAAAGAGGCGGCCGACGCCCTGGCGCAGATCGGCCTGTCGATGAGCGATTTCCGCGACGCTCAAGGCAAGCTGCTCCCGGTCGTGCAGATCGTCGGCGTGCTGGAAAAGGCGCTCGTGGGAGTGAACGAGCAAACCCGCGACGACATTCTCGGCCGCGTGTTCGGCGACCGCGGTATCCGCGTAATCGGTGCCTTCCTCAAGGTGGGCACGGCCGGATTCACGACGATGGCCGACGCGATGGAAAGCAACCTTCCGGTGGCGGCGAAGTTCCAAATCGTCATGTCGGGCATCACGGGGGCATTTGAGCGAATCGGGGCCGCCGTGCAGCGGCTCTCGATTTCGTTTGCCAAGGCCCTTGGAGACTCGACCTCGAAGGCCGTGTCGGCGCTAACGTGGCTCATGGACGCGATGGGAATGTTGATCGAACGATTCCCGCTGGCCGCCAAGCTGGTGGCTGGCGTGACGGCGGCCGTATTCGTGCTTGGGGCCGGGGCGATTGTCGCCGGCCTGGCGTGCAAGGTGCTGGCCTCCGGAGTTGCGCTAATCGGCGCGGCCCTCGCCGCGCTGGCTACTCCCATCGGGATGGCGGTCGCGCTGCTCGTCGGCGGAATCACCCTTTCGGTGGTAGCGGCGAGGCAGTTGTCGCCGGCGTTCAAGAGCGAGTTTGATGCAATCGTGGCCGCCATGTCGGCGATGGATTTCAAGACGGCATGGGAAATCATGAATCTGAATCTCGCGATCGCCCTGGTGCAGATGGACCAGGCGATCAACGGATTCTTTTCCGGCATTGGCACCAGGGCGCAGTCGGTTGGCGTGTCGATCTACAACGGGATCGTCGGCGGATTTGATTCGCTGACAACCTACCTCACAGATTGGGCGGATCGGCTTAGTACCTTATGGGGACTATTGGCTAGCCACTTCAACACCTTGATTGTTGGACCAATCGGCATTGCGATCGACGCCCTTGGGCTCCTTTCCAGAACTGCAGAGGACGATGCGAAACGTAATGCCGAAAACGACAAAGCAGTCGCAGATATGCATGCCCGCAGGGAAGCCAGGCAGGCGGCCCTGGAAAAAAGGCGTAAACAGCGCGGCGGCGGTCCGTCGTCGCCGGCGGCAGCGGCAGATGATCCGTATGAAGGCACGCTGAAGAATCTCCGCGACGACCTCGCGCGTGCCAAGGCGAAACTGAATCCGAAGGAAGCCGAAACCGCGTCGGACAAGTCATCTGCGAAGCGGTCTGAATATCGTCAGCCAGGGTTCATACCGCCCGGCACGAGCGCCGCCCAGGCGGGCGGCGGTTTTGGTGCGATGCTCGCCACGTTCTCGGCTGGCATTTCAGGCCAGATTGGCATTGGCCCCGAGCTGAACGTCGCCAAGGAAACGGCGGACAACACGAAGCGGACGGCCGACGGGATCGAGCAAATCATCAACGCTGGCGACTTTGGCAAGGGTGGCGTAAAGGCCTTCGACCCAGCGGCCGTTCAAACCGCCATCGCGGCAACGCAGCGGGACATGACGGCTCCGGTGTCCGGCGGCGACAAAGAACTGATTTCGGTATCAGAAAAGACGGCCGCCGCCTCGGAGCGGCAAGTCGCCCTGCTCGACCGGATCGCCAGGTCGATCGAGTCCGGCGGCATGGCTTTCGCGTAAGGCGCACAATGGCTTACCCAGAGAAGATCGAGCTTTTCGACAGTGGCAGCGGCGGCCTGACGACGCAGGACGACGGCCGGCTCCGCCGCGAAGTCACGCTGCGGTGGCTCCTGCCCAACCAGGTGAGCTACGCGGCGGCCGAGAAGAAGGGCGAGGAAATCGCCCCGCTCGATTGGGCCGGGCACCGTCGCAGCCGGCTCGACGTGCGAAGCCTGGGCAACAAGTGGTACGAGCTGTCCGCCGCCTACGGCACGCTAATCATCGAGGGCGACGGCAACGACAACAACGGCGACAACGGCGACGACCCGACTGCCAACACCATATCGTTTGACACGACCGGCGGCTCGGAGCATATCACGCAGTCTTTCCAGACGAATAACGACAACTTGGGCGAGCAGGTCGCCGGTTCCACGACCGGAATCAAAGGCCAGATTGGGCACGGCCGGCCGGGCGAGGGCGCCCTAGTGCCGGACCTCGAGGGGGCGATCAACGTCGAGGGCGACCAGGTCAAGGGCACCGACAAGGTGGTGCCGGTATTCAATTTCTCGGAAACGTGGGTGTTTCCGGCGTCCATGCTCGTCACGGAATACATCGCGACGCTCTACGATTTGACGGGCACGGTCAACAAATCCGATTGGCGCGTGTTCTCGGCCGGCGAGGTGCTGTTCATGGGGGCCCGCGGCGAGATCACTCGCAACGCCCCGGCGGCCTCGATCACGTTTTCATTTTGTGCCAGGCCGAATCGCAGCACCTTCAAGGTCGGCCAAATCGAGGTGCAATCCGGCAAGCTCGGCTGGGAGCAAATGTCAGTCATGTATGAAACGAGCGCCGGGCCGGCCACCATCATTCGCCGCCCCAAGTTCGTGTTCGTCAACACGGTCTACGGTGGCAAAGACTTTGCTCGCCTCGCGATCGGCAACAAGTTCCCGCAGATCACGCCGACACAGGCTCCGTTCACGACGCCGACTTCGTAGCCATGCCAGACCCATACCAAAAGGTTACTCCTGGCGAGCGTCTTGTCATCCCGGCGACTGCCTGGAACAAGATGCTCGACCGGATCGCCATTCCGCAGCAGACCGGCGGCGAGCTGGCGGGTCTCGAGCCAGCGCCCAATACAGTGTGGGTAAAAAATGTCACTGGGCAGGACGCGCCGCGGTTTTTCGTGCTCTCCGTGTCGGGCGTTGTTATAGACCCGTTCGACAGCGCGACGCACGAACTTGAGTTTTCTCGGCGGCCGGTGCTAAAGGGCCAGCTCGCGAACAACGGAAACGCATTTGTAATTTGCCTCGAACCGATCAAAAACAACGCAATCGGACGAGCCGCGGCCTGCGGCGTCGTGGCGTGCAAGGTCAACGTGCAGAATCCAGCCGACAAATACGCCACTCCAAGCGGAAACGGATTCCTCAATAGCACCAGTTGCGGACCGGTTCATTTGCTGTGGGTGGGCCTGACGGGGCCAACTGGCGCGACGGCGACCACCGGGCCAGGCAAATGGGCAGTGGGGGTGTTTTGAGGTGTCAAGGCTCATACCCTGCCGGTGCTGCAATAGGGTTATCGTGGCGTTTGAGGGGTTTGGGCCTTCTCTCAACCAGTGGAATTACTGCTACCTCGCCAACCAATATGACGGCACGACGTTTTTCTGGCCGCGGCGCCAGCCTGGGACGCAAATCAACAACGGAATAGAAGGCTGGCAGGAATACGAGTGGCACTACAAGCTCGGAAGGGAGAAGGTTCTCGGCAGGGATATTGCCGAAGTCAACCGTCCTTACGGGATAAGATTGAACGCGGCTGGGTGTGCGACGTACCAATCCGCATACGCGGCCGACGCGAGGGTCCATTTTGGCTTAGAGAAAACGCGAATAACTGTGGCGCTTTGCAGCCATTACGGAAGCAACATCTTCGCTACGAACGCGTCATGCCCGCCGCGCAACGAGCTTGATACGTTTTTTGCAAACACGCTTGCCAACGAAGCGTCTTGGAATCCTCCCGTTGTTGGCAGTCCGTATGGAGATGTAGGCGCGAGCTGGATTACATACCTAACGTACGAGCTGCCGCGTGCAGAGTTTCCGTACCTCACGCAAAAGGGTGTGTTCCGGTTCAAGAAGGAGCATCTAATTGCCTACAGGCACTACGGGAACAAGAGATTTAGTTTCTACGAAACAAAGGAGCCGGCGCCATTTTTCCTTCCGCAAGGCCCCCTGCGGTCGATGGAGACGGACGTGCCGGAGCACGTCGGTGACGTTGTAATTACAAATCCCGAGCGTCTTTACAACGTGACGGATCACGACTATGCCGTCACTTTTGGGACCGACGTGTCGATAGATTCTCACGTCCAACCGAACTGCTTCGGTAGGCTGAAGAAATATCGCGTAGACGCCCTTGTTGATAAGACTTTCGAGTTTGCGGTGGACAATCCGCCGCTCGCGTCATCGCCATGGCCTACCGGAATCCCAGCGCGGCCCGAAGATGGGCCGTGCCAAAACGCCCCGGCTATCGTTTACGAACATTACGACGGTCTTGTGGCACTCCCTCGCAGCCAAAGTGTTCAGGGCGGGATAGCCACGATTGTTGCTCGCGGCAGCAAGTCTTTTTGGGGCTGCGCGGAAAACGGCCAAGAACAGTGCGGCAACCAAGAAGGAGATGTAAATAGGTACAACCGGCCAACGCTTGAGTTCCGTGTAGACCAAAACCTGTGGGCTGCATTTGCGGACAGCAAGCACACGCTAAACCTGTCTTTCGGCGCGAAGGACGAGAGCGCCTGCTGGCAGCCTGGTTGGAGCTGGCCCGCGATGAATCCTGCGACAATCAAGATGGAAATGCTCAACCCGCCGGAAGAATCGTGAAGAACTGTGACGTAGGGCCAAATCTTATTTGCAAGAACTGCGGGAGGCGTGCCTCGAGCACGACGGTAATCAAACCGTGCCCATCCGGTGGTGCTGGCGACCGGGTGGCGTCACTCCTGTTTTCTGTCGGAATTACCGAATCGCGTGCTGACAAGCTCGCCAGGCTGGCAGGACTGTCGTCCTGCGGATGCGGAGGCCGCCGCGAGGCCATGAACCGCGTCGGACGCGAGTGGCTTGGCATCGGTGATAGCAGCGAGGAAACGGGGTTGACGGCCATTCCAGATAAGGCAGAACCGGGTGAATGAGCCCTAGGCGACGCAAGCCGACGCGGGTGTATATCGGCGAGCGCCGCTGGTCCATCAAGCGGATCGACTATCCCCGTGACCGCGAGGGCGATTGCAACTGGGAGAAGCGAACGATTCGCGTCCACAAGTCGATGAGCGGGCTCGCCCTCATGGACGTTTTGCTCCACGAAATCCTTCATGCCAGGTTTCCAGATTTGAGCGAGGACACGGTTGAGGAAGTCGCCAGCACGGCGGCCGCCATCCTCGATGCCGAAGGGTTCCGACAGGCCGACGATCACGAGGACGACTGATGCCGGCAAAACGATCGCTCGTGGACGAGATCGCCGCGGCCATTCCGCGGCACCAGACGACGCTGCCCTGGTGGCAAAAGCTGACGCCAGAGCAGACCGCCGAGCTGGAGCCGATCCTGGCGGCCTGGAAGGCGGGAGTGTTCGGCACCAGGCGGCGGACGGCGAGCCGGGTTATTTCGATAGCCCTGCAGTCCGTAGGCATCACGATCGGCGAGCAAGGGGTGGATAGTTGGCTAAAGCGAGCCTCATAGCCGAGGTGGCGGCAGGTGTTGCTGCGGCCAGCCAGGCCAAGGCGACGCCGTCAGCCGACGCCGAGCAAGTGACACGGAAGCAGGACGGCGACGTGCTCGAGGCACGTTCGACGAGCCGGACGATCCGCACCGTGGACGACCTGCTGCGGCATATCGAGGCTGACCTGTCGCTGTACGAAGTGGCCGCGAGCGAAGCGACCAAGTGGGAGTGTGCCACCGTGGACCGGGCCACCGGCCAGCCGACCGTCACCGAGCTGTTTCGGGTGTTCGTCCGGCTCCGCCCTCGTCCGGGCCCGACGGTCCGCGAGTGCGTCGAGGCCATGATCGAGGCGGCCGCCGGGAAAATCCGAAAGCCGATCAAGCCGCGCCCCAAGTATCCGGAACGGAATAATAGTTGGGCCGTGCTCGTGGTGGCCGATCCGCATTTCGGGAAATACGCGTGGCGGAAAACCGCGGGCGACGACTACGACCTGGAGATCGCCGGCCGGCTCGTGCGTGAGGCCTCGTCGGAGCTGATCGACGTTGCTAGGCGATACCGGCCCGGCCGAATGACGGTGGCGACGCTCGGCGACGTGTACCACTACGACACGCCCGCGGGCACGACGACCAGCGGCACGCCGCTCGAGCGGGACGGCCGGCTACCAAAGATGCTCGGCGATGGTACCGACGCCCTACTGGCGATGGTGGACGCGGCCGCGACTGTCGCCCCGGCCGACACGCTCGTGGTCGCCGGCAATCACGACGAAACCCTGACGTTCGCCTTTCAACGCATCCTGGTAGAGCGATTCCGGAACGACCGCCGCGTGAAGGTCGAGCAGGCCTACACGCCGCGGAAATATTTGCATCATGGTCGCAACCTCCTGGGGTTCTGCCATGGGAACCGGGCCAAAAAGAAGCTGCCGCAGCTCATGGCGATCGAGGCCCCGCGGGAGTGGGCGAAGTGCCCCTACCGTGAAATCCATACGGGCCACCTGCACCACCAGGCGGCCGAGTGGTCGCGGCCGGTCGAAACCTACGACGGGGTGCTCGTGAGAGTCGCGCCGTCGCTTGGGCCAGCCGACGACTATCACGCCGTAAATGGCTGGATTGGCGCCAGGCAGGCGATGGAGCTGTTCGTCTACGACCACAGTGGCGGCCTGGCGGCCATGCACGTCGCCGGCCCGTCGATGGAGGTGCGTTGATTCTCGACGCCGAATACCTGGCGGCCGTCGAGCGGCGGTGCCGGCAATTCCAAGGGACATGGGACCAAGGCACCAGCGGGTCGCTGGCCGCCGACGCGTTCAGACTTTTACGAGAGAGGCAGCGTTTGATGAATACGATGGAGCAGTTGGAGCAGCAAAATGCGGCCCTGCGTGCGGCCAGGGATACGCGAGTCGCGGCCGCCGAGGCGGCCTGCTGCGAGGGGCTGCCTCTGTGCCAGACGATCGACACGCGCGGCCCGCTCGTGGACCCCGAGCGGGTAATCGCCGATGACGACGAGGCCCTCGACGGCGAGTGCGTGTCGGCGATGGACCCCGACACGATCGAGGCGGCGTGGGCGGCCGTGAAGGCCCGCCATGCGGAACTGCACGACGGGCTGACGAAGCCCGAGCCGGTTGTGTCTGGGAGGGTGTTCGGCCTCGACGGCCCGCGGCCTGTGCCGGCAACGGCGGCCGAGGCCCTGCTGCGGCAGGCGATCGACGTAGTGCGGGAGCGGAGCGGCACCTACGGCCCGCCGGCCGAGCATTTCAAAATCACGGTCGGGCTACTCAATGCCGCGTTCGCCGCCAAGTTCGCCAGACGGCTCGAGGCCGGGGAGCCGCCGTTTGAGGTTACTGATTGGCCGGTGGTCATGATGCTCGACAAGATCGCCCGCAGCATGGGCCCGCGTGGCACGCCCGATACGGCCATCGACTTGGCGGGCTACGCATCCACGATCCCGGCCTGCCAGGAGGCATAAGCGACCGCCGACGCGTGGCGAAGCCGCGCGCGGGAATCGTAGTGAACACGCGTACAATGGGAGGTAGGAGCACCGAAAACGTGATTCGACGCGTTCGTCCCGATGAGGCCGCATTTCGGTACACGGCCCGCGGGCGTGAACCGTTGGCACCGCCGAGCGGCGAGCACGTTCACTACACACCACTGCGGCGGGCTGGGATCGGCTCCATCACGAGCCGCGACAGCAAGATCACGTTCTTTGAGCTGCTGGCGTTCAAGCTGGGCTGCAACGTGGCGACCGCCAAACGGCTTTACGAGGAAGGGCTGATTCAGTAATGGCAACGACGCTCACCGTGACGGGCAATTCCCGCTGCACCTACTCGTTTTCCGACGGCCCCGCGATCGGCAGCCTGGCCGAGAGCGTGGAAATCAGAACCACTCGCAGCGTCGAGAACGGCACCGGGGCCGGCCAGGCCAACGTGGCCTGGCGGAATCGCGTGACCATCTCCGCCGGGCAGTCCTACTCGATGGACTTGCTCGACCTGGGCGCGACGGCGTTCGGGTTCGCCGGCAAGGTGGTAGTGAACACGCTCAAGGAGTTTTTCGTCGTGGTCAACACGACGACCGCCAGCCGTTACGTCCTCGTCGGCGTTATCGGGCCGAGCGACACGACCGGCTACTCCGCCCGCGTCAATCGCGGCGGCGACTACCGGGTCGCCGACTATCAAGATGGCTGGGCCGTGACGAACGGCGTGAACAACGTCCTCTATATCGCGAACCCGTCCGCCGGCAGCGTCGAAATCGACGTGCTCGTGGTCGGCGTTGGGAGCACTGCCGATACATGATGCACGAGGCCCCGGTTTTTGCGGCGTCCGGATTGCCAGGCGTGGCCGACAAGGTGCGGGCGTTCATCGCCACGGCCAACTCGGCGGCGGCCGGTGGTATTTCGGTCGCCGAGTTTGGCGAGCTGACGGTCGCCCTCCTGCGGGTGGCGATGGCCGCCGTGGATTCGCTGCCCGATGACGGGGCGGCAAAGAAGGCCTGGGTGCTCGAGGCCGTCGGCCTGCTGTTCGACAGCGTCGCCGACAAGTGCGTGCCGATGCTCGCCTATCCCGTCTGGCTCGTCGTGCGGCCGGCGGTGCGTTCGCTCGTGCTGATGGCTGCGGCCGGGGCGATCGAGGCCATGCTGCCGCTCGTGAGGAAGGCCGCCTAATGTTCTCTGCTGTGCTGATTGCCGCCGCCGCGTTGATTATCGCCGGCCCTTACTTGCGGGAGCGGGTGACGGCCTTCACTGCCGGGGCGGAGCTGCCCAAGCTCGACGCCCGGCACCTGGCCGCCGGCTGCCTGCTGGTGGCCGGCATAGTCTCGTGGGCCAGCTCGTCGGCCAGGCCGGACGCTCCGACGCCAGCCCCGCCGGCTCCGGACGCGAAGCTCGTCCTGCGTGGCAAGTTCGTCGGGCCGGACGCCAGCCTGGACGCCACGATCACGGCCTCGCTCATGCAGGAGATCGCGGCCGAATTGGAATACGATGCCGCGCAGCCCGAGCCGCTCTTAAAAACCGGGCAGGCGATGGACCAGTTGCGGCAGCGGGCCCGCCTGCTGATGTGCCGCGGCGTCAGTCTCGGCGACAAGCATCCGCGGGCCCGCGACGCGATCAAGGACTATCTGGACCAGGCGGCCGGCGTCGCCGGCGGCCCCTTGTCGCCGGCCCAGCGTGCCGCGTGGATCGCCGCCTATCGCGAGGTTGGGAGGGCGGCTGAAGATGCGAGCCGGTGACACCTTCGCCAATCGTCATACGGCCCGCCTGCTGGTTGCGGCCCTGCTGCTAGGGGTGGCGGCCACGATCGCCGTGCACTCGTGGCAACGGCCTCGCCAGGCGGAGAACTTTGGCTACGTTCCGGACCCGGCCGGGGCCCGCGAGTTCCTCGGCCAGCTCGCCGAGCCGTTCTTTGCCCAAGCCGGTGCCGAGTGCATGGCACAGGCGAAGGGCGTGGATACGTTCCTCTATCGTTCCATGTATCGGGCTCACCAGGCCCGCTACGGAAAGCCGTTCGTGGTCGGGCGGCAGTTGATTGGCTCGTGCGTCGCCTGGGGAGCCATGCACGCGGTCTTTTGCCAGGAAAGCGTATCGTGGGCTCTCGGCGAAACGGCCGAGCCGCCGATGCTGCCGAGCACGGAAGCGATCTACGGCGGGGCCAGGTGCCAGGCGATGAATCGCAGCTTCGCCGGCTGGTCGGACGGGGCCACTGGGTTCGGTGCGGCCAAGTGGCTAAAGAATTGGGGCGTCGTCTATCGGCAGCCGTTCGCAGAGCTGGGTGTAGACCTGACGACCTACAACGCGGAAACGGAAAAGGCCTGGGGTGCCTACGGTGCCGGCGGCGAGACGCAACGGCCGCAGTTTGAGGCGATCGCGAAGCGGGCTCCATGCAAGCACGTCGTAGCCGTCCGCACCTGGGACGAGCTGGCCGCGGCCCTCGAGGCCGGGTTTCCTGTGACGCTCGCCAGCTCGCAGGGCTTTTCGTCCAGGCTCGGGCCGTCGGGCATCATGGATGCCTCGGGCGTTTGGTATCACCAGATGGTGGCTATCGGGGTTCGCTACAAGGCCAACGGATCGCCGGATGACTGCGTTCTGGTTTTGAATAGCTGGGGCCCGAATTGGTGCGGCCCCTACGAAAACCGCTGGCCGGACGATATGCCTCCCGGCTCGTTCTGGGCTCGCCGGCGGGTGGTCGAGGGGATGCTCGGCGACGCGTGGGCGATCGGCTCCGTCGAAACCGGATTCAAGTGGCGCGACCTACATAACGGCAACTGGATGCAGCCGGCACCGCCGGAAATCCGGCCGCCCGCGCCCGATACGCTTTTCGACGTTCCGGCCGTTCCGGCCTCGCTCCATCTGTCGCTGTGAGGGTATTTCGATGACGTTGGATCGCCGCATCCTGTTCGCCCTGGTGGCTGGCGTGGCCGTGGGCTACTTCCTGTTCGCCGGCGGTTCGGCACCGAGCCCCTGGCAGCCGGCTCCCGATCGGCCGGTGTTGCGGTGGATCGCTCGAGCGGCCAAGTCCTTCCTGTGGATCGCCCTGGTGGCCGAGCCGCCGCACGATCCCGTCGAGCAGGGCCGGCACCTGGTTCACTCCAAGCCGGTCGGCGACGACGGCTTTCCCCTGGTCGATCACGGGCAAGGGTGGTGATATGCGTTGGCTCGAGTGGCTGATCTCGGTGCTCGTCTGGTTGTCGGCCGATCCGGTCGAGTTCGACCGCCAGGCCCCGCGTGCGGCGGCGGCGGTGGCGGCCGCACGCGCGAGCATGACGGCCGACGATCCGGCTCCGCCGGCGCCGAGGCCCGAGTGCGTCTGCGGCAAGACGTGCGTGAATGGCTACTGGAAGCCGGACGGCAAAATCCTGCAGAAGTGCGAGTGCACCTGCGACCGCTGCAAGTCGCGGCCGGCCGCCCCCTGCCCCGATGGCAAGTGCCCGCCCAGGTGAATGATGGCGGCCGACGCCCTCGAGCAGCTCACCGAGCATATCCGCCAGGCCTGCGTGAGCAGGGCGTCTCTATGCGGGCCGGCGAGATTCGACGAGCTGGTGCGGCTGGTGGTCCGCCATTGGCCGCATCGGCACCTCGAGGCGATTGAGCGGGCCGGCGGGCAGAATCACGCCGCGGTCGATCATGCCGTGGCGCTCGTGCGTGCCCAGGTTCGCGAGCAGTGGGAAGCCCGGCACGGCGTCGGGCCGTTGTGGCCGCTCTTACTTCGCGGCACGGCGGACGCGATTTCGTCGGTCTGCCTGCGGGTTTGGTTTGGCGACCCGTCGATGCGGCTGGTGCTTCGCGGGTTGGCCGTGCGATTGGCGACGCGGCGAGACTAGCGGACGACGTTCAAGGCGGCGTCGGCCATGTTCAAGGCCGCGCGGCCGAGCTGCCGCAGCCGGCCAGGCTCCGCCGGCACTGGTTGCCCAGCGGCCGGCGAGGCCTGCCATGCGACCGGGTGGCCGGTGACGGCGAGCCGGTGCGACAAGTCGATCACGGCCAGGCGGTGCCGCAGCTCGACGACGACGCCGGCGGCCGCGGCCATGACGGCGACGGCGAGCACGGCACGGAAGGCGTCGCGGATCATGCGTAGGCTCCCGCCAGGAGTTGAGCAGGGAAGGCCGCCACCGGGCAAGCCGACGGCGGGACGATCCATTCATACCGGCCGCCGGCCGGATGCCGTGACGGCGGGAGCACGGATTGAGCGGCGCGGCCGCCGATCCGTATTTCGATACCGTCGATCTTGATGGCCGCCGCCGGCGGCATCCACGGTGCCCAACGGAAAAGCCGGTGCTCGCCCCTGGCCGATCGCCAGGTTGGGGTCTGCAGGTCGGTTATCCCGTAGGCGGCCAGTTGCTCGAGGCCGGCGGGCTCGTCGTATTCCACGTCCACCAGGCCGGAAGCCTGGCCGAGCAGCAAGCCGACGTTACTACCGGAATCCAGCCAGGCCTTGACGTATGTCAAGTCGTCGGTGCTCTTGGTTTGCCAGGCGGCGCCGAGCGGCCGTTTCTCGCCGCGGGCGAGGCGGACGAATCGGGCACCGTTGGCGGCCATCGTTTCCAGTTCGGTCAGGTTGTCCACGGGTTCGGGCTCCTGGGTTGGGGCCGGGTTGTCCGGCCGGGTTGTCTACTCGTCGAGGAAGGTTCCGGTGCGCGGCATCGGCCGGCCGGATGCGGCCACGAGCCGGCAAACCTGCCGGCGGATGCGTGCCGCGTATCGGTTGGCGATCGGGCAGCCGATCGAATCGTAGTTGTCGATGTTGTGCAGCTCGTCGGGCAGCTCGTGGCCGGCCAGGATGGCGGCCACAGTCTCGAGCACGAGCGGGTCGGGGTGGCGGTGGGTTGGGGCTGCGGTGGTCATGGGTTCGGGTTCCTGGGGTTGTTGGTGGTCAGTCGCCGGTATACGCGGGGCCGCTCGAGTCGCCGTGTCGGCCGTCGCGTGCGGTCCATACCTTCCAGCCGATACCGAGCTGGCCGGCGTCGCCGATGTGGCCGACCTTCTCAAACTTCCCGGCCACGGCGACGACGTGCCAGGTGCCCCACTTGTCGGTAGTGTGGTCGGCGACCTGGCCGACGCGGAGCGTGAAACCGTCGTTGCCGCATACCTTCGTACCGATGGGCAGAAGGCCGGATTGCGTGCGGGACGTGGTCATGGGTTCGGGTTCCTTGGGTTAGGGGTTCGGGCTGACTGTCTGACGTATATTACCGTTCGGCTAAATAGGTTCCAAGTGGTGAGCAAAAAAAGTTTTTTGTGGGCTGCCCGGCGGCCTTGGCTATCGACCGTCGGCCGGCTTGGTGCGCGGCCGGCCTCGGCCGACGGGGTCGCGTTCAAACTTCTCGCACGAGCTGCGGAGCGCGAAGTAGTAGCCGTCGATCTCGATACCTTGGACGCGGCCGGCCTTGATGCACTCCCGCAAGTGCAACCGGCTGATGCCGGCCAGGCGGGCGCCGGTCTGAATTGAAACGTAGTGCGATGGGTCGATCTTTGGCATGGGTGAATTATTGCCGATCGGCCACGGCGGTCAAGCCGGCGGGGTTCGGGCTGGGTTGTGCGATGGTTGGTCATTGGTTCGGGCTGGGTTGTCCGTGGGTTGGCCGGGCCCGGCCAGGTTGTCCGGCCGGGCCCGGTTCGGCGGTCATTCCTCGAGGCCGGCGGCGTGCTCGGCGATCGGCCGGCGGCGCTTCCCGCCTCGCTCACGGCGGGCCAGCTCGGCCGCCGCGTAAAGGATTTCGTCCTGGTAGTAATCGGCCTGCGGGCAGTCGGGCCAGGCGGCCAGGCTTTCGCGGCAGTCGGCAATCGTGAACAGTAGTTCAGCCTCGCTCATGCGGCGGCACCGGCGGGGATATTCGACGTGGTCCATAGTCTTTCCGGCGTAGTTGCTCACGATGGCATAGGCGGGCATGGGTTCGGGCTCCGTGGTTGGGGGTTGGGTTCGGGCTATGGGTTCGGGCTGGGTTATCGGTGGCAGTCGCCGGAAGCGACGTAGGCGAAGCGGTCGTAGGCGGCGACGTAGTCTCGGACGGCGTCGCGAGTCTCGCGGAGCGTGGCCGCCGGCGTGCGGCGGTCGAGCGTCCAGGCGAAACCGTCATAGGCGAAAATGTCGGCGGACCAACGGCTGCGGGCGGTCGTGCGGATATGCACGCGTCCGACCAAGCGGCCGCGGCGGCGGATTTCGTAGCCTGCGGTCGTCGTGTGCTCGAGCGTCGCGCCGTGCGGGAAAGTCTGCGGGTTCGTGGTCATGGGTTCGGGCTCCTGGTTGGGGCTATGGGTTCGGGAGTCGGCGAGCGTCGCCGGCATCCCCCTGGCCGGCCGCGGCGGATGCCGGGGCCGGGGGAGGGGCGGCCGGGTCAGTCGATGCGGCGGACCTTCACGCGGTCGGGGCTATAGCCGTGGTCGCTCCATCTGTTGCGGGCGTCGTCCTCGGCTTCTTCGGCGTCGTATGCTCGCGTTTCGTGGTCCAGGTCGATTTCGTCGAAGTCGCCGGTGGCCGGATTCCATTCCTCGACGATTGCCGTGACGCTCCACAAGCTGCGGCGGCGGGTCGCGGCCTGGATGGCCTGGCGGCCGGCGAGCCAGGCGGCCGCCAGGTCCCTGCGGGTTGTCTCTGTCAGCTCGTTTCCAGCGACGTGCGACCAGCGGTCGAGCATTTGCACGGCCGCCTCGACGGCGGCGAGCAGCTCGGGCGCTGCCGCCATCAGTTGCACGTCGGCGGGATTGAATCGTGGCGGGTCGCCGTCGTCGGCCGTGCGATCGCGGACGGCGTAGCTGGCGGAGCCGTTTAGGATGACGTGGCCGGTTTTCGGGTTGTGCCGCCACGGGCCGGGCGTGTGGGCGTGGCGGGCGGTGGTGGTGGTTGTCGTGCTCATGGGTTCGGGCTCCTGGTTCTATGGGTCATGGGTTCGGGTCGGTCGGAAGTCGGCCGGCCCCGGCGGGCCCGGCCAGGCGGCCAGGCACGCGGGGGGCGGCCGTCATGCGGCCGCGGGTTCGGAGAGCGGCAACTCGAGCCAGGCCTCGTAAGTGAAACCGGCCGCGACGAACCGCGCCACGTCTGCCGGGTCGGTGCGATCGACCGCGGCCAGGTGGCCGGCGCTGTTGGCCGTGAGGTAGCTACACTCTGGCCGGCGGCCGGCCTGCCGGTACCGATACTCTGCGGCGGCCTCGGCCGTGAGTCCGGCCGGCACGCTCGAGGCGGTGCGGGCCCATACGATACGGGCCTCGGTTGCGGCGGCCGCGGCGGCCGCGGCGGCCTCGCGGCGGGACTGCCGGCGGACGGTCGGCCTCGAGCGGCGGCCGGCGTGCGGGCGGCCGGCGGCGTCATACTCGCCGGCGTGCTCGGCCTCCTGGCGGAGCTGGCGGGCGATGGTCGCATCGCGGCGGCCGCTGCGGGCCTCGGCGGCACAAACGACGCCCCAATATTGAACGTCACCGGTCGTGGCGCCGTCCACGTCAACGAGCTCGACGGCGACGCGTCGCGCGGGGCAGAAGGTGCCGCATAGCTCACAGTGGCCGGCGGCGTCGGTGATTCCTAGTACGCGGAAGCGGTGCATGGGTTCGGGCTCCTAGGGTTGTGCGGCCTCGGCCGCGTTGGTTGGTGTATATTACCGATCGGTAAATACGCTGTCAAGTGGTGAGAAAACTTTTTTTAATCGGCGAACATGGGCACCGTGCGGGCAGCTGCAGGGCGGGCCGGGCCGACGGCGGCGCCGACGGCGTCCAGGTCGAGGAGGAAACGGTCCGCCGCGCGGCGGGCGTCGGTGCCGCGGGCGGCGTGGCGGTCCGCCTCGGGCCAATCGGCAAGGGCCAGAGCGTCCACGGTGCGGCGGACGTTGGCGGGCAGGTCGGCGTAACGTGAGGCCAGGCGGCAAAATTGGGCGGCGGTCATGGGTTCGGGCTCCTGTGCTGGTGGTGGTGGTGGGTTGCCGGGCCCGGCCGACGTTGGCCGGGCCCGGCGTCGGCGTCAGGCCTCGACGGGTTCGGCCTCGGTTTCGGCGGGCTCCTGGTCGCCGGCTCCGCCCGGCTGCAGCGAGTGCAGGTAGGCGGCCGCCCGGCTGGCGGCGCTCGCCGCGGTGAAAATGGCACGCTTGTCGCTCTTGAGGACCTCGAGCCAGGCGGCCAGGTAGTTGACGTGCTCCGGATGCGGGCTCGCCTCGAGGCCAAGGTCGGCCGCCAGGAAAGCCGCGGCCAGTTCGGCTACCAGTTCCTCGGCCGCGTACGCGTGCCGCTCGAACTTGCCGGCCAGGTCGCGGGCAAGCCGCGACGCGTGGCCGGTCCAGTGCGCCAGCTCGTGGAGCGTCGTGCACGCGTGCGCCTCGGCCGTTTCAAACGTGGCCGCGTGCGGGACCTGGATGTAATCGGCGGCCGGCGAGTAGTAGGCGCGGGCACCGCCGGCGCGGATGTCGGCGCCGGTGGCCGCGGCGAAAGCGGCGGCGGCCTCGTGCGGCGTCACGTCGCCGGCCGGCGGCGGGACCTGTGCCGCGTAGTGTGCGGGCAAGCCGTCACACTGTTCTGCATTGAATACCGTGTAGGTTTTGAGAAACGGTATTTTCCGCTCGGCGGTCGAGCCGTCGGCGCGGGTTTCCTCTTTCGTGAACGTGGACGCGTAGACAACGGTTGTGCCCTTCTCCCCCTTCCGGACGTGGCCGCCGGCCTCGGCGGCCTGTTTGTAGGTAAGCCAGAGCGGGGCCGTGTAACCGGCGGCCTCGGCGGCAATCCAGAGAACGAGCACGTTTACGCCTTGGTACGGTTGGCCGTTGTTCCGGAGCGGGCGCGACACGGGCCCGGCGGCGTGGCCGGCCTTCCACGGCTTATGCCAGGGGGCGACGTTGCCAGCCTCGAGGGCGGCGACGATTGAATCGGTGACGGTCTGGTACACGTCGGGGCGGGCGGTGCGGGTTGTGGTGCGGGCGGTCATGGGTTCGGGCTCCTGGTTGGGTTCACGGGTTCGGGGTCGGGCAACGTGCCCGGCCGCCGGGCACCGGCCGCGGCTTGTGCCACGGCCGGCGGCCGGGGGCCGCAGCTACCAGCGGCAATCGGCGGCCGCGTCGGCGGCCATGTAGGCGGCACGAGCGGCGCGAAGCCGGGCGGCGGCGGCATCGCGGGCCTCGGCGATCATGCCGGCAAGGCCGGCTGTAGCGCGATAGCCCTTCCAGGCGAGCGGATGCCCGCCGGCGATCTTTCGGCGGCGATTCTGTAGGCGGTCGGCGGCGTCACGAGCGGCGGCCAGCTCGGCGGCCGTGGACGCGTCGCGGGCGGCCTGGTTGTCCGCCTCGAGCCCGCGTACCAGCTCACGAGCCTCGGCGCGGTTATCGGTTGTGGCGATCCATTGGCGGCGGCCGTCGGCCGCGACGCGCTCCACGTCGAAGAATGAAACCGCGCCGCGGCTGCGGGCGTCGGGGGTTCGAATGATGCGATAGGCGGTCATGGGTTCGGGCTCCTGGTTGTCCGGCCGTTGATGCCCGCGGCCGGGTTCGGGCGTTATGTTCGAACGGTCAAAATGGGGCGGGTTGTTGAAAAACGCGAAAACGCGGGCGTCCGGCCGTCGGATGCCGCTGGAAAAACGCCACGTCGGCGGCGGAAACGAGCCAGTTTCGCCCGGCCTTGCGGCCGCGGACCTTGCCGGCTTTCACGAGTTGGCGAAGCCATTGCTCCGTGATATCGGCGGCGGCCGCGGCGGCCACGAGCGGCACCATGTCGGCCGTGTCGTCGGCCGGCGACGCGGCGAGCGCGGCGAGCCGGTCAATCGTTTCGCTCATCACGTCGTCGGCCGGGCGGAGTGTCGGGGCGTCGCCGGCCAGCTCCGCGAATACCTCATCGGCTGTCATGCCGCGGTCGGCGGCCGTCACGTCAAGGCCCTTGACGTAAGTAGCGTCGCCGCCGGTGAACGCGGCACGATTGGCGGCCTTCCAGTGTCCGCCATGAGCGTCGCCGCTGGAAGCCTTGAACGCGTCGCGGCGGAAGGCCTGGCGACGCTCAACGTCGGCGGCCTCGAGCCCGCGGGCCTCACGGTAGGCGGCGAGCACTGCGGACCATTCAAGGCCCGCGGCCGCCGCTCGTGATTTGTGTTCATTAGTGTTCATGCCAGTATATTACCGATCGGCCAAAATGCGGTCAAGCTTAATTTTTTCGGCGAGATAGAAAAAGTTTTCGGCGAGCTCTTGTTGTGTCATACGCTCGAGCCCGGCCAGCTCTTCCGGTCCCATCGGCCGGCCGTTCCAGGCCGCGAAAACCGCCACAAACTTCGGCGTCAGCTTGTCTTCCATTTTCACTTTCTCCCGTTGGTGCCACTAATCTACCGATCGGTAAATAGCCTGTCAAGCCTTGAACCCAAAAAAACTTTTTCGCCTATACCCCTGCGCCGGCCGGGCATGGTGGACACTTGGTTTCGTGAGAATCCGACGGCCGGCGGCGACGCTCGAGCCCGGCGGCCATCGGTCCGCCATCGGTCCGCCATCGGTCCGCCATCGGTCCGCCGGGCAGGTCCGCCGCCCGGCCTCACCTGGCCGGCCTCACCTGGCCGGCCTCACCTGGCCGGGCTCACCTGGCCGGGCTCACCTGGCCGGGCTCACCTGGCCGGGCACGTCGGGCAGGTGAGGCCGCCCGGCCATCGGCCGACGTGCCGCTCGCGTCGGATGCCAGCTCACGAGCGGCCAGGCTATCGAAATACTCGCGGCCGCCCGACGGCCGCCTATCGAAATACTCGCGACCCCACCGGTGGGGGGGTCGCGAGTGTGAGTATCGAAATACTCCGCATGGGGGGGCGACCCCCCTGTAGGTGGCAATCCCCACCGGTGGGGGGTGGGTCCTTCCGGCCGCGAAAACGTCGCGGCCCCCGGCTTCGAACTCCACCTGATGGCATTTTCCGTGCGCGCACCGGCCTGGAAACCCCCCAAAGTCCGTATCGGACCGCTATTCGCGGTCCGATGGCACGCCCCTTGACCACCACTGTCAATGGGTAAACAGGCATCAACCGGCGGACGCCGGCGGCACCGAAAGCGGCCGCGGCGACACTCCGCGACGGGCGGCGGCGACCTGGACGGGATCGACGTAGCTGGCGTAGGCCACCCTCGAGCCAGGAGCGTGCCCGAGGTGCCGCCCGGCCGATCCCGGCTCTTGAATCTCCACGTCGGTAGCCGATGTCCGGCGAATCCACTTCCACGTCCCGCGTCTGACGCCGGCCCGACGCACCAGCGTGCGGACCTGGTCGTTGAATGTCTCGTGCGAACCGATCCACGGCGTCACCAACTCCCGCGGGCATCGCACGAGCGAGGCCCGCAAGGCGGCCATCGTTTCGTCGCTCAAGCGAAACACGACATACCGTCCGGTCTTGTTCTGATCCCAACCGACAAGGCCGTCCTCGGTCACTTGATCGACGCGGAATCGCCGGACCTGGTCCTCCCAACGGAGGCCGCTGTCATAGGCAACCCGGATCGCAAGTGCCCACCACTCCGCCCGCCGCAGCCCGCAGCGGTGCCACCGCGGGAGCGACCGACAGGCGATCAATAACCGCTCAATCTCCTCTCGCGTCCAGGCCACCGGGGCCTGGTGCGGGACGCGAACGCGGCGGACACGCCGCATCAGCGACACCGGATCGACGAGGCCGTCATCCACGGCTGACCGCCAGAGCGATAACACCATCTGCCGCTTGGAACGGGCCGTGCTCGGCTTGACGGTCTGGCCGTAGTCGGCGAGCCAGGAGGACACGAGCTGCGTGTCGAGTTCGTCGAGGCGAACGTGATGCCCGGCCCAGCGGTCGAGCAGGCGGACGACGATCTCATACTGCCGCAGCGACTCACGGTCGAGCGGATGGGTGAGCGCGTAGTGGCCGACGTAGTCGGCGAGGGTCTGCGGGGCAACGTGGCGGATCATGGGTGGCCCATATAGGTAGCGTCACTCCCTCGCGGTGACTAGTCCTTCCGCGTGGTGCGTTCCCCTCCCAATCAAAAAATTGGAAAGCAAAATCAACACAATCCCTACGGGTGGCCTGCCCCCCTTGAAGTGCATCGGTCTACGGAACCGAAGGTTGAAGGTTCGAGCCCTTCCGGGTGTATTCGGCTCCTGCACTGCACGGTAGTGCCGGGCGGGAGCCGGTGCAAATAATTGGCACCGGAGGCCTAGATATGGCGACCGTAAGCGAGCGACACCCAGGCGGCCGGCCGCGAACCCGCGAGCCGTCTGCTCTGTTTCGGCGGATCGAAGCGATGGCGAAAAGCCGCGGGATGCACCTCGACGAGCTGGCCGAGCGGGCAGGCGTAGGCCGGGCCACGCTCTACCAACTCAACGATCCGAAGGTGTCTACGGCCAAGGCCATCGCCGAGTGCCTGGGCGTCACGATCGACCGACTGATCGCTCCACCGCCTCGATCCTCTCGCCGAGCCAGCGCATGACAGGCACGGCCATCGAGTTTCCGATGGCCTTGTACCGCGGCCCGTCCGCCGCCGGCCGGCCCTGGAACGTGATGGCCGTGTAGTCGTCCGGAAACCCCTGGAGCCGCTCGCACTCGCGGGGCGTCAATCGCCTGACTCGCATTTCGGTCGCGATTGCTACCGTTGCCCTCGTGTCACCCTGGTCAAAGCAATTGAGCGTCGGAGCCACTGTGCCCGGCACCCAGGTTTCGTCGTCGGTGCTGCTCTGGGCTCTGCGTGATTTCGTAAACGGGATGCCGCAGTCGCGGCACGGTTGCCATACCGTCATTCCTTCGCTTGAACCGCCGCCGTCAACGCTGCCAGTAGCTTCGACGGCAAAGCGGACCTCCCCTTCCTCTCGCTGCGGCGGAGTATCCCGGCGCACGCTTTCGCGCTCAAAAAGTACCGCTGCGGCACTTCGCTGATCTCCAGCACACGCGACAAGGAACACACGGCGGCGTCGCTGGGCCACTCCGAACCATTGAGCGTCCAGCACTCTGTAGGCCCACCCGTACCCCAACTGCCCCAACGCCCCGAGCAAGGCACCAAAATCCCGTCCTCGTCCGCTGGACAGGACGCCGGGGACGTTTTCCCAGACAAGCCATCGAGGGCGATAACGTTGAGCGATCTCAACAAACGTGAGCATAAGTCCGCCTCGTGGGTCACGCAGTCCTTTTCGCAGCCCTGCGACACTGAAGGATTGACATGGAGTTCCCGAGACAATGAGGTCCGGCGAGGTTTCTTGCTCATCATCCCACCTCATAAAAGAGAACGCGTCGGCCGCGCCGGCGTGCAGTAGCGCATCACCGTAGTTCGCGAACCCCCATCGTTGCTCCACGACGGCGGCCGGAAACGGCTCGATCTCGCTCGTCCATGAGCACTGCCACCCGAGCGGCTGCCATGCAACATGGGCCGCACCGATGCCGTCGCACACACTGGCGTATCGCATTGAGCCCTCCCTGGCCTGCATGACGGTAGCGGTTTTCTAGTGGCCGGACAACTGGGCTTGACATTGTTTTCCGTCAGCCATAAAACTCCCTCACCATCAGCCACCGCGGCCGATGGAACCACAGGCGAGGGACCGCCGATGGCAGCGCAGAGCAGGAAGCCGACGGCGCCCCTCCTATCCAAAGGAGGACGGGATGCAACGCGAAGGAACGCGGATCGAGGCGGACGACGAGGAAACCGGGCGACTGCTCGGCGAGCCGTCACGGGCGGAGATCGAAGCGGCGTGCGAGTCGATTCGGGAGTCGTGGTCGCCGCGACGCCTGGCGTTACGCGCGGGCCTGACTCGCTGGCGGCTGCAATCGGCGGCCTGCCCCTTCAAGGACGACGGCCGGCCGTTGTCGATCGAGTGATCCAGGTCGCCACCGTGCTGTCGAACCGTGCACAGCTCGCCAGGCGATCGGCACCAATCACCGACGCCGGCGAGTGGGCCGGGATCGACCTGACAATCGACCAACGGATCGCGGCTCGCGACCCGGCCGGACTGCACGACGCTCTCGTTGAGGCGATCGGGCACCTGTCGGCGGCACGGGACGAGCTCGAGGCGGCGGTCGTCGGGCCGGCCATGCGTGGCAGCCTGGCTCGCCTGGCGTCCATGCAGCGGGGGGCCTCGTAATGCTCGTGCTCTCACGCCGGGAAGGCGAATCGCTTGTGTTTCCAGCCCTGGAAATCGAAATCACCGTGATTGAGATACGGGGCGACAAGGTGCGAATCGGCATTACGGCCGACCGCGAAAAGCAGGTGTATCGCAACGAGCTGCTGGAGCGGCTCGACTTCAATGGAGGCAAGGATGCTCGCGTTGACGAGTGAGCAAAGGATCGCGGAGCAGCGGATCGCCGCCAGGACGGCGAGACTCTTGGAGTTGTATCACGCTGCAAAGCGACTCGCCGCCGGGATGCGGCGTGTGGGAGTTGGTGTGTACGAGTTGGAGCCGGCCGCCGTGCTGTCGCTGCGAACGTCGCTAGCGGAGGCGGCCCTGGAACTTCGTAGAGAGAGGAAGCACGAAGCATGAGTATTTCGATTCGCAAGGCACGACGGTCCGCGACCAAGCTGCGGCTTTTGCTGACGGGCCCGTCTGGCAGCGGCAAGACCTATGGCGGCCTTCTGGTCGCCAAGGGCCTCGGCTGCCAGAACATCATCGTCCTCGACACCGAGCAGGGGTCGAGCGATCTGTACGATTCCCTCGTGCCCTTCCAGGTCATCGACCTGGCTCCGCCGTTCACGCCCGAGCGGTACATCGAGGCGATTGACGCCGCCGAGCAGGCCGGGGCCGATGCGATCATCGTCGATAGCATCAGCCACGAGTGGAACGGCAAGGGCGGCTGCCTGGAGCTGGTGGACGAACTGGCACGGGCCAAGTTCCGCGGCAACACCTGGAGCGCCTACAGCGAGGTCACGCCGCGGCATCGGGCGTTCATCGACCGGATGCTCCGCTCGAGCGCTCATGTCATCGCCACGTCGCGGTCCAAAACCGAAACCGCCCAGGTGGACGAAGGCGGGAAGAAGAAGGTGGTCAAGCTCGGCATGAAGGCCGAGACGCGTGACGGCGTCGAATACGAGTTCACCTGCTGCCTCGACCTGGTGCACGACGGCCATTTCGCGGTGGCGAGCAAGGATCGGACCGGCTTATTTGCCGGCGATCCCAAGGCCATTACGGCCGAAACCGGACAACGGCTAGCCGCGTGGCTAGCCGGTGGCGAGGCGGTGCAGATTGTCGAGCCTGCACCGTCCTCGTCCACGAAACAACGGTCAGCCCTGTTCAAGAAGGGCCTGGCCGCAATCAACGACGCCGCGACCACCGCCGAGGTCACCGATCTCGCGAAGCGGATGGATCAACGGCTGCACGCCGGCGAATTGTCGCAGGACGAATGGGATGAGCTGCACGAGCGGGTGGACGCTCGCCTGCACGAGATTTGCACCCCTACGGAGTAATCGCGTGGTCAACACGCCCGAGAAGCTGGCCGAGGCTCGCAGTAAGGCATTGGAGCTGATGGCGGCGTTTAACGCCGGTGAAATCAACCTCGACCTGGCACTGGATGCCATCGTCGAAATCTGGACAGGACAAGCCGATCGGATCGTCCGCATCGGCAACGAGAAGCACACTCCGGAGATTCAGTCGTGAGATTTGATTCGCTATGGAAGGATTCGCAGGCGACCGCAGCCGACGCCGAGGCCGTGCTGCCGATGGTGCCGGAAGGCACGCACGTCGGCACCGTGAAGTGGGTGAAGTGGGACACCAAGGACGAGGTGAGGTCGCCGGAAAACAAAAACGGCGACGTGCTCCTGGTGCTCGTGGACGTGCACGGCTACAAGCCGTTTTGGTCGAACATTCCCGCCCACTACCGCGGCAAGATCGAGGCCCTCTGCCGCGCGGCCAGCCTCGATCCGCCGGACCCGTCGGTCGATTGGGACGAGCAGCAGCTCAAGGGCCGGGCCGTGACGGTGGAAGTGCTGCACGGCATCAGCCGGGCAGGCAACCAGTACGTCAAGGTGGAGAAATGGAAGCCGGGCCCCAAGCCGCTGCCGGCCGCGATCCGCAAGGCTCCGCCGCGGACGCCTGCACAGAAGGCCGACGCGGTCGTCAAGGCCGCTGGAGGCGACGACGACATACCGTTTTGAGGCAACGCCCCGCCGTGGGCGTAGCGGCAGCGGTCATCCTGCTGCATCGGCCGCTAGGCAGTGAGAGGCGAAATATCCGCTGCAGTCGTTGATGGTTTATCCGGACCAGACAACGACAACCGCCCTCGAGCGGCGGGCCCGTGCAAGCCGGGCCGGGCGGGATGGAGGATTCATGGATTACAAGGATGCAATCCACTCGCTCGCCACCAGGCGGGCAGCGATCCACGACGGGCACAGCTCGTCGCGGCCGCTGTCGGAAGGATACGAGGACGTAGGCATGGCCGGCGAGTTCGCCTTCGGTCACTTCTGCGGCCTCATGCCGGACATAGGCGAGCGTCCTGACGGCGACGGCGGCGTGGACTTCGTCGTGCCGCTGCTATTCACCGTGGACGTCAAGACGGCACGCAAGGCCTTCAATCTGATTCACGAGCAGGGCAAGCCGTTCGCAGACCTGTTCGTGCTCGCCGAGTATTTCGATGGCACCCGCTCGGCGTCGCTCGTCGGCTGGGAATACGGCAAGCGGCTGGCGGCCGCGCCGGTGCGCGACTTCGGCTACGGAGTCTTGAACCACTACATACCGCGAGAAGAACTGCGGCCAATGGACGAGCTGGCAGCGCGGCTACGGAGGTAGACAGATGGCACCCTGGTTTCCCCTATTCGGACGCGACTTCCTGGCCGCCACGACCGGCTGGACCGCCGAGGAGCGCGGCCACTACATCACCCTGCTGATCGTCCAATGGGAGCAAGGGGCCCTGCCGGACGACGTGAAGCGGCTGGAGCTGATTTCGCCAGGCATCCGGTCCTGCTGGAAGGCGATTTCGGACAAGTTCCCGGTCTGCAGCGACGGCCGGCGACGAAACAACCGCCTCGAGCACGAACGGTCGAAGGCGTCCGACCGGACCGAAAAGGCCCGGCAGTCCGCCAGCAAGTTGTGGGCAGCCAAGCGACAAGACGAAGCCCCCCTTCCCTGCCCGCCTTGCCCAAACCCCCAGCCGGCCGGATGCGATGGCATATGCGATGGCATATGCGAACGCTCAAGCGATGGCATATGCGAAGGCATATGCTCGGCGGATGCTTCCACAACCACATGTATTACAACAACAACAACAGGCGACAGAAACGCGGTTCCGGCAGGGTGGCAGGGGTTGCTGGAGGCCTGGAACCAGGCGGCGGACGGCCGCACGCGGAGGGCCTGGCTTTCCGCCAAGCCGCCGGCCGAGGCTGCCGACCGCCTGGCGGAGCCTGGATGGGCGGAGGAAGCCGCCAGGGCGATCCCGCTCCTGGCCGAGTGCCGGCAGTTCACCTCCCCGGTGAGCCTGGGGCAGCTCTGCAAACCCAACTTCGTCGCCGAGGTGCTCGGCGGATACTACCGCGACCGTCGCCGTCCGCGCGGCCAGCGACCGCCGCCTGACGACAGGACGCCGCCCCAGGTCGATCCGGCGTTCGCGGCTGCGGCGAGGGCGACCATGGAGCGCGAGGCCAAAAGGCGAGAGCAGGAGCACCGCCGGCTGGACGCATTGGCACAGGAGGCCACGGCATGAGCGAGCGACCAACGAAGTGCCAGCAAGTCGTCGTTGACGCCATACGCGAATTGACCAGACTGCGGGGGTATCCGCCGACGCTGCGAGAGATCGGCACGGCCGTCGGCACTCTCCCGACTGACGTGCATCAGAAGCTCGAGCGGCTCCGCAAGATCGGCTACGTCGAGTGGGAGCCCAAGCAATTCCGCACGCTCCGGGTGGTCAAGTGATCCAGTGCAACCGCTGCAACCGCGAGAAGGAGTCGAACGGGCCATGTCCAAACTGCGGCAGTCCGGAGTTCCGGATAACGTCGAGCACCCCAGCCACTACACCGCGCACCCGAGCGGCATCGAGTGCATCGCAATCACCGAGCATTTCAACTTCAACCTCGGCAACGCAATCAAGTACCTGTGGCGGGCCGGCCTCAAGGGCGACCAGGTCGAGGACTTGCGGAAGGCGGCGTGGTACATCAACCGCGAGATCGAGAGAGTGAGCAAGTGAACGACCGCGACCACTCCAGTGATTTCGAGACCACCTGCCCTTACGTCGTCGGCCGCACCACTCTGCACTGTGCCCTGACGCCGTTCACGCTCACCGACGCGGAGCGGGAGGCGATTGCCTACTACATCGGCACTGGCGGGCCAGATGCGGTGGACGCCGCGCTCCGCTCGCTACTGGAAAGAACGAAATGACTGACGCGAACGCCCGCCTGCGCCAGCGGCTGCGCGGCATATGCGACCACCGCATCGGCGAGATGATCGACGCGATGATAGGCGAGTTGGAGTGGGAGGCACGGACAAGCCATCCCACGCTCACCGACG